CGAAATACTGTCGGACGGGTGGAGAAAAGAATTTGAGTCTATGCCATTTAATACAACTAGACCAATGGTTAGACAAATAACACATATAAACAAAGACGGAAATCCAGGAATGAAATTTAAGTCTATACGTGCACATGCACGTAAGGGCTATCGCTGGAAATATCCAGTACATGAGGCATGCGTATCATATATGCCAAATGGTATTGAGGCAAGGTATGATTTAAACGTAGACATAATCCACATGCCAGATAACAATAAAACAAGAGGTCAATATTTGCCAATGCTTCAAATGGCAACACAAGAATCTCCACAAGATGAAAGAATGGCATACTACTATGCCAGAGAATTATATTTTTATAAAAAAAATGAAGAGTCTATAAAAGAGTTTGAGCGATATCTTAATTTGCCTGCGGCGAACTGGAAACCAGAAAGAGCCTATGCCATGAGATATATCGCTAAATGTGACGCTAGCAAAAGAGAAGAATGGCTAAAAAAGGCATACGAAGAAAACCCAGAATCTAGAGATGCAATTGTTGATCTTGCAGAACATTATTACATGGAAAAAGATTGGGCTAACTGCCTAGATGCCGCTGAGAAAACATTGTCTATTAAAGAAAAGACTCTTATCTATTTTACAGAAGAATACGCTTGGTCGGAGATGCCATACGACCTTGCAGCGCTATCATGCTACAATCTAGGCATGTACGAAAAAGCGGTGGAGTACGGAGAAGAAGCTATACAATATAGCCCAAATAATGAAAGGCTGAAGGCTAATTTAGAGTTTTATAAGCAAGCTTATAACCTTCAGAATGGTATAATTTAAGAATGCCAACAACGCCAAATAATAAGAACTGGAGATTCCCAGCTTATACAGATCAACCAGATGTTCCAAAAGACCTCTCGTTTTTGGCTGCAGATATTTCAGATTATATAGATCAACATCCTGGACCAACAGGACCAACAGGCGCAACTGGCGCAACAGGTTCTACTGGCGCAACAGGCGCAACTGGCGTTACTGGTCCAACTGGTGCAACGGGATCAACTGGTTCTACTGGATCACAAGGTGCAACAGGTCCAACTGGTGCAACTGGTTCTACTGGAGCTGACAGCACAGTTGCTGGACCAACAGGCGCTACTGGCGCTACTGGACCTACTGGTTCAACTGGCGCACAAGGTACTGGCGTTACAATTCTTGGCTCTTACGTTTCTTTAGCAGAATTGCAATCTGCACATCCAACTGGAAATATTGGAGATGCTTATTTAGTCTCTGGAAATCTTTATGTTTGGGATGATGTAAATACAGAATGGGATAACGTAGGAACAATTCAAGGTCCAATCGGACCAACAGGCGCAACAGGATCTACAGGCGCAACAGGCGCAACAGGACCTACAGGCGCAACTGGTGCAGACAGCACAGTTGTTGGACCAACGGGCTTTACTGGTCCTACAGGACCAACTGGGCCAACAGGTGCCACTGGTGCAAATAGCACGGTGCCTGGGCCAACAGGGGCGACGGGACCAACAGGAGACACAGGCCCTACTCCAGCATTCTCAATTGTTTCAGACAATGCACCACTAAACCCTAATCCAGGAGATGCTTGGTACAACTCAGCAGATGGATTAACTTATATTTATTATGACGGATATTGGATTGAATTAGGAAATTCATTAGCTGGTCCAACTGGATCAACAGGTCCGACTGGATCGCAAGGTCCAACTGGACCTCAAGGTGTTTCAATTACATTAAAAGGATCTAAAGTAACAACTGCACAACTTCCTTCTAGCGGAAATACTGTAAACGATGCTTGGATTGTAGATGCAGATGGAGACATTTATGTTTGGAATGGTTCTGCATGGTATAGCGCAGGACAAATTGTTGGAGCAACTGGTCCAACAGGAGCAGATAGCACAGTTCCTGGTCCTACAGGACCTACTGGACTTACTGGTGCTACAGGACCAACTGGAGGTACAGGACCAACTGGACCTACTGGAGCAACGGGATCTGCAGGCGGATACACAAACAATGGCTGGACTCTTATTGCAAACAATTATTTCCAAGACTTAAGCGCAACGTCAGTAACCTTTACAGGTTTATCTGGATACAATAAGTTAATGGTTTCATGGGCAAGAAATACAAGCAACTCTGATACTTGTACACAAATTTTAACATTTTCATTTAATGGCGGCGGCGGTGCGAATGATGCATTTATATATGCTAGCTCAGTATTCTATGGATACGTAGCTGGTTCATATTTAACAACAGGAGGGTCAGCAGGCGGAATCTATGATTTAATGAGAGGTGAAATAAATTCTTCAGCAAGCTCATTCCCAGGAATGTTCTCGGTTCAAAGAGCAGGAGCATCAGGACATCTTTTAATAGAAGATAATTTATCTACAACTAATGCTAAAAGATATACAGTAAGATCTCAAGGAATGAACATTGCAAACAATACCTATAAGACTCCAGAAAAATTAGATATTGAAGGTGTCTGGAACAACACAGCAGCTGTAAACTCTATAACATTTTCATTAGTATTTGGATCTGGTAATTTTGGAGCACAAACTATTTCTGGAGTTGGAATTCTTGGAGGAACAAATTTTGCAATATGGGGGAGCACATCATGACAGATATAGTTGAGATAAATGTAAATACAGGAGAAACTGTTTTAAGATCTTATACACAAGAAGAACTAGATTATATTGATTATTTAAATGCTCAATTAGCAGAACGTCTAGGAGTAAATGATGGCAATTGATTTTCCCAATTCCCCGTCATTAAATCAGGTATTCACATCTGGTTCTACTTCATGGCAATGGAATGGATCTCGTTGGAATGTGGTTAGAATTGCTACAGGACCAACTGGACCAACAGGTGCAACTGGACCAACTGGCTCACAAGGCCCTACAGGTCCAACTGGCGCAACTGGCGCAACTGGCGCAGACAGCACAGTAGCAGGTCCTACGGGACCCACAGGAGTATCTGGCGGAATAACTTTAACAGTAACTAATTCGGGTTCTGGTGCGTATATTATCAATGGAGCAAGCAATCCAACATTATCTTTTATTAGAGGACATCGTTACGTAATCAATGTCAATGCCTCTGGACATCCTTTTTGGATTCAGACAGTATCTGGAGCATACAGCTCGGAAAATATTTACAACACTGGTGTAACAAATAATGGAACTCAAAGTGGAACTATAATTTTTGAAGTTCCTTTTAATGCCCCTCAACTTTATTATGCATGTCAATATCATCTATCAATGGCTGGATCCATTACAGTTTCAAACTTAGGCCCTACGGGTGCCACAGGTAACACAGGCGAAACTGGCTCAACTGGTCCAACAGGTGCAACTGGCTCAACTGGTCCAACAGGAGCAGATAGCACAGTTCCTGGTCCTACAGGACCTACTGGACTTACTGGTGATACAGGACCAACTGGAGGTACAGGACCAACTGGACCTACTGGAGCAACGGGGTCCACTAACTCAAATGCATATTTAAACGGTATGGCTACTGCATCAAATAGAATATTTTATAATACATCTGGCACTAATCCTACAGCACAAGCAGCAGGCGACATCTTTATACATCATGAGGCTTAGTCATGGTAAGCAAATTATATGATGGCTTCAATTGGAAAAATTTAAACGGGTTAAAATTATATAATGGTTCCGCCTGGAAAAATGCAGTAAAAGGTTGGATGTGGAATGGATCTGCATGGAAACAATGGTATCCAGAATATCCAATAAATACGGCGGCACCAACGGTATCGGGATCAACAACTCAAGGTAACACTTTATCAACTACAAATGGATCTTGGAATTCTAATTTAGCATACTCCCCAGTATCGTATACTTATCAGTGGCGTCGTGGATCAAGCGACATATCTGGTGCGACTAGTTCAACTTATGCCACAGTTGTAGCAGATGTAGGAAATGCTGTATCGTGTAGAGTTACTGCAACAAATAACAGAGGGCCAACCCCAGCACTGTCAAGTAATTCAATTACAATAACTAGTGCAATACCAGGGCCTCCTAGTAATTTAAGTATAACAAGTGCGACAACTCAGCCAGGAGCATTCACCGTAAGCGGATCTTCTCCTTCTTCGGCAGCTCCTACAATTTCAATGGTCGCAAATAGTGGAGTTAGTTCAACTGCTGGAACCATTAACTGGAGTTCGACAAATCAATCATCATGGAGTTCTAGTGGTACATTTTCTGGTTCTGGAACAACTCAAACATCTGTTTCTAAAACTGGATTGTCAGCATCTACTACATACACTGGAACTGTCACAGTAACAGGACCTGGCTCTACAACAGCTAGTGGAAGTTGGACTTCAGCAACAAATACTTCATCGTATTCAGCGTCAACTTCTGCTGCAACCTTATCGTCTAATACAGCAAACAGAACATGGTCTCTTTCAAGCGGAACGCCTGGAGGATCATATACAATAACAGTAACAGCTACTAATACATCTGGATCTGCTGCATTATCATGGAGCGCTGGATCTAATGCGACATCTTATGATATTTACATAAACGGATCATATTGGACAAATACAACAAATACATCTATAACTTATAGCTGGGGAACGACTGGAAACCTGTCTGTTAATGTTAGATCAAGAAATGCTTCTGGTGCTGAAACCACTGGAGTTTCTGGCAGCGCAACAATTTCAGCAAACACTAGATCAGCTACTTCATCTGGGACATTTTCCTCAGCCCAGACAGCTCCTGCAAATTATAGTTTAACAACCAGCGCTCCTCCAGCAGTTGCTCCAAATACACCTACAAACGGAGGAGGTACATACCAAGATCCAAGTTTTTCTAATAATTTTAATTTTATAACAAATGCTACTTTTACCTCTTCTTCGTCTGGAACAACCCCAATTACTTATAACTGGTCAGTTCGTTCAAGTGATTTTGCTAATGGGCCTTGGGCGCTAAGAAATTCAGGATCAATCAACTCTAGCAATCTTTCTTCGACCATAAGCATACCACAGCAAGGGTGGGACTCAGATAGTTACGGTGCGGCAGCACAATATACAGTATCGGCATCTAATAGTGGCGGAACAAGTGGGTCTTTAGTATGGGTACTAATTAGCTCAACTGGAGGTGGAGGTGGAGAAATCTAATGAATAATATAGACAAAATAAAAGTATTATCTGCTAAAATAAATGCTGTAGAAATAGGATTAGAGTGGCTAATTTTAAATAATTTAGATGACCCTACTTTAAATGTAAAAACTTCAAGAGATAAACAAATCTCTGATTTAACAGCTCAAAAAAATGCCTTACAACAAGAAGTTGATAGGCTAAAAAATATATAGGAGGAAATAATGGCAACATATACACAACTCACAGATGATGAAAAGGCACAAATTAAAATTGCAGCCAAGCGCAATCTTGAGTATCAGATGTATGCATTTGAGGTTGAAGTAATTGCAGAAAATGCAAAGACATCACCTGATGCATCTAGAGTATCTGAACTACAAGCACTAATTGCTGAAAAAGAAGATCAAATAGCAGCGATTGTCTAATTAAGATGTCATATAGAGATACAGTTATTGCGAACTATCCAATAACATATTTAAGATCTAATAATGTGACGGCTACGGGATTTGCTACTTATCAAGACATGCTAGATAATTTTGATGACTACGCAGACGTAATAGCAACAGGTCCAGGGGCATACTCAAGTTTAATTGGCAATGCAATTATTGATGAGTCTCCATGTGCAAATGATGCGTCATATTTGGGAGACATACAAACCAATTTAATGCCTATCATTCCTGGAGAAACTTATGGAATGAAAGTAGACGTAGACAGTTATATTGTTTTGGGTATTGTAAATGATTATCAAGGCACACTAGTAAATGGTAGTGCTTTTGGTACTGTCTACAATTCCGACAATGATTTTACATTATCATTATGGGTCAGACCAAAGATAACAAGCACTGGCTTAATCCCACTTCTTGCCGACCCTATAAACGGGATAGGCTTGTATTATCAAAAGGGAAATATTGTATTCAAACTACAAAATGAAATAATTGAATATACATTGCCTTATCTTGATAGATCTTTTTATGTGGCGGCAACCTATACTGGATCTTATATGAATCTATATATAGACGGAGACCTAAAGTCTTATAAAGAATTAAACGCATTTTCATTTACAAATACAGCAGTAAATTTACAATCTGGCCCTACCGCTTCTGGGGAATATTTTTTAACTAACGGTATTGCAGTTTACAGATATGCCCTAAGCGCACCAGAACTTCAAAACCACATGTCTGAGGCAATTGGAGTTCCGCCCATACAAATAGTGGCAGTAGAAAATGGAAGACTGTTTGAGCTACAGGATACAAACGCAAGCTCAACATTTCAATTTTCATACCCAGCAAATAAAAATTGGTCATTCTTAACGACAGACGGGGTAGCTCATGACACCGTCTTAAATAATTTATATATGACTAAAACGGATGCGGCGGTCAGTAAAACAGTAGAGGTTTACGATTATATAATGATCCCATCAACAGAGAATATGGATTCATCTAAAATTGAATGGTCTGGTGATAATGGCGTAGCCGTTTATTCCAGCCTAGATGAAATTAATTATACTCAATGTACAAATGGTGGAGTTATCCCAGGTTATTCTTTATCTTCATTTAGCTCAACAAGAAATTTGTATTTAAAATTTGTTTTTACCTCTACCGACGCAAGCAGATATTTACCCAAATTAGAATATTTAATTATAAAAATTTATAATAATCATCAAGAATATGCTACAAATTCTGCTGAGTATTTTTCTACGCTTGAAGGGCTGTCTGGAGTTTCTAACTACGACGCTACAATAGGCAATAACCTATTTCCAGCCCTGATTAGAGACGGTAGAAACGGAGTTAGGACCTTCTCTGGGTCTGGCTTCTATATAACGCCTGTATCGGGCGTTAGGGCCCTTGAATTCTTTTATACGCCATTAACATTAACCGCAGGAGGGTTATTTACAGGACCAGCCTCATACACCTGGAACCAATCTGGGGTTTTATCCTCATCTGGAATTAACTGGATATATGTAAATGGGGTAGACAAAACTACTGCTACAAATGTATCTCAATTATTTGAGGCGGGAGAAACCTACCATGTAGTAATGGGCCTCACATCCACAACAACGGACCCAATTAAATTTAGCCACACACCCCTGGGCTCGGTTCCAGCCAGATATCAAAACATAGCCCTATTTGAATCTATCTTGCTTCAATCAAAAGCTTTAGGGCATTATAATTTATATATTGGAAATGATGCGGTTTTGGTAAACGCTGGATCATTCTCAATGACAGAATCATCTACCGAATATTATAATATTGACTGGACCGTGGTCGAAAACTCATAATTTTGTCAAATAGATTGACAAAAAGCTGGACTTAGACATCCTATAGTGGTAAAATAAACACAATGAGTAATATTAGAGCAAAAACTTTAGACGAAGAGACCCGCCTAGGAATATATGTCTGGGAGATGCCAGACGGAAGATGGATAGGTGATGATGATGGAAACTTCCTATCCGTTACATCTACAAAAGGAAATAGGTCTAAAATTGACGCTCTGGCCAGAGAGGTTCAGTCATACGGTATATACGAAGGGCGGCCAAAATTCTTGTCAGGGCGACGCAAGATTGATGACCAAGAGTTTGAATACCAGAAACAAAGATTAGAGTGGGGCTTAATGCCAGATCCTTTAGATATCGGAAACTATAAGGATGAGACAAAGAAGTTTGGGGGACAAAATGGAAAACCTTGAAAACGATGATTCTCAAGATGTAGGTATTTCTAACTATGCAGATTGGACTTTCCCTTCTGTAAAAGAAACCAAATCGCTAGATCCATTTAGCGTTGAAGGCGATGACCTTCTTAAGGTTAGTGGGGTCGGCCCAGCACTTCGTCGCAAAATGCACAGAACTCTTGAAAAAAGGTTTAGCGGTAAAGATGGAGTAGAGACACAACAGATTTTATTGGCGCAGGCGGTAACTGGATATGCCATGTTCGATCTTATTGAGCCTCCATATAACTTAGATTATCTATCTAGAATATACGAATTATCTCCATATAATTACGCAGCAATTAATGCTAAGGTTGCAAATATTGTTGGTCTTGGATATTCTTTTATTGAAACAAAGAAGACAAACGATGCCCTAGACTCAATTAATGATGACAAGCAATTAGAGCGGGCACGTAGAAAGCTTAATAAACTCCGTCAAGATTTGCAAGAGTGGTTAGACGAAACAAATCAGGAAGATACGTTTACAGAAACATTGGTTAAAGCCTACACAGATCTTGAAACCACTGGTAATGGCTATCTAGAAGTAGGAAGAACCACAAACGGAAATATTGGATATATCGGACATATTCCTGCAAAGACAATGCGTGTAAGACGCTTGCGTGATGGTTATGTTCAATTGCTTTATGGCAAGGTGGTTTTCTTTAGAAACTTTGGCGACACAGAAATGCCAAACCCAATTGCGGGTGGAAGCGATAGGCCAAACGAAGTTATTCATTTAAAGAAATATACCCCAATGAATAATTACTACGGTCTTCCAGACATTGTCGCAGCATCTAATGCTATGGCAGGAAATGAGTTTGCTGGTAAATATAACCTAGATTATTTTGAAAATAAAGCGGTTCCTAGATATATTATTACGGTTAAAGGAGCAAAGCTATCTACAGAATCAGAGAGAAAGCTTTTAGAATTTTTCCAGGTTGGGTTAAAGGGTAAGAACCATAGGTCTTTATATATCCCACTACCACCAGATAGCGCAGACTCTAAAACTGAATTTAAGATGGATCCAATTGAGGCTAATCCACAGGAGTCTTCATTTAACACATATCGCAAGATGAACCGTGATGAAATTTTGCTTTCACATAGAACCCCAATAAATAAGATTGGAACTCCTGAAGGAGTTAATTTGGCGGTAGCCAGAGATGCCGATAAGACATTTAAAGAGCAGGTATGTCGCCCATCTCAAATAAATTTGGAAAAGAAATTAAATAGAATATTTGCAGAAAAGACAGATGCTCTGCAAATTAAATTCAACGAATTGACCCTAACAGACGAAGACACGCAGTCTAAAATTGACGAAAGATATTTAAGAATGCAAGTAATTACTCCAAATGAAGTACGTATTCGTAGGGGCATGATTCCTTTAGAGGGTGGAGATGAAGTTGTGCAATTAAAGCCACAGCAACAGGCGGATATTAGGGCAAATGCTGGAAATACCAGAGCCAGGTCCCAAGAAAGGCAAGGTACCCAGCCAGATATTTCAGGAGAAGGCAGAAACGCAAAAGGCGACGGCAGACAAGTTGAGTAGTCCTGCTCAACTGATTATTTGCCTTTTTACATATAAATAAATATAATTAAGCATATGAATATTGAGAAATCTCTTTGGTCTTCTAGCGGCAATGACATTACCCTGTCTGTACCTTTTACTAAAGTTAACCGTGAAAAGCGTACCGTATCTGGATTTGCAACGCTAGACAATTTAGACCAAACAGGCGACGTTGTTATGCAAGAAGCAAGCATGAAAGCATTTGAATCTTTCCGTGGAAACATTCGTGAAATGCATGGACCAAATGCTGTAGGGAAGATGATCTCGTTTAAGCCAGAATCTTTTTATAATCCAAAAAATGGCGAATTTTATAATGGCGTTTATGTAGACGCATATATTTCAAAGGGTGCACAAGATACGTGGGAAAAGATTCTTGATGGCACACTACAAGGTTTTTCAATTGGCGGAAAGATTATAGAGTCCGATAACGAAGTAAATAAAGCAACAGGACAAACGGTAAGATTTATTAAAGACTATGCCCTCATGGAGTTATCAGTAGTCGACTCACCAGCAAATGAACTATGCAATATTTTGTCCATTCAGAAAATGAATGGTCATCTTGTATTTAAAGGCATTGCTGCAGATGTTAAAACAGAAAACATTTTTTATTGCGAAGATAGCGACTCGGTATTTATGTCTACCGACGCAACATACACATCTCCAGTTTCTGGAAAACCAGCAACATTGATTGGATGGGTTGAAAGTAATGACATAAACAAGTCAAAGGAAATAGACAAGATTCTTGATTCATTTAAGAAGTCAAGAAATACGTTGCCTGATACAAATACAATTGCAAAACAGGCAAACGCAGAAGGAGGTAATGAAGTGTCAGAAAACACAGAAACATTAGCAGCCGTCGAAGAGACCCCTGCTGCTGTAGAAGAAACACCAGCCGCTGCTCCTGCAGAGGAAGCGCTTGTTGCTAAAGCAACAGAAGTTGTTGCAGACGCTTCTGCCGAAGCTCTGGAAAAAGCAGCCGACGTATCAGAAGTTGAGGTTGATGAACCTGATTTTGCAAAGATGCTTGGCGACTTAAAAGGCTTTTTCTCAGATACTCTAAATAAGGCATCCGAAGCTAGTGCCGCTCAGGTTTCAAATATTAAAGAAACTGTAGAGACATTTAGCAAGAGTGTAGATACCAGAATTTCAGAGTTGGCAGAACAGCATGCTGTATTAAGCAAGGCTGTAGAAGATATAAAGGGCACCATCGACAATGTCGAAAAGCGTGTCGACGCAGTCGAATCAGAGACTGCAATTAAGAAGTCCTCAGACCTTGGCGGGTCTCAGGAAGTTACACTCAAAAAATCCAAATGGAACGGTTCTTTCCTTGGTTCCGTAAACGAACTTTTTAACTAAAGGAGGGTAAAAAATAAATGAGCAATGAAACATTAGCAAAAGCAGTTGAAGCTGGAACAACCGTAACAACAACTATGGTTGGTTCTGCATTCGCAGACACAGGCATCCATCGTGCAAACGAGGGTAAGGGTGGTCTTTTAAATCCAGAACAATCTGCTCGCTTCCTAGATTATGTGTTCGATGCAACCGTAATTGGTAAAGTAGCACGTACAGTTCGCATGCGAGCTGACGTAACTGAGATTGATCGTATTGGCGTGGGTGAGAAACTTATGAAACTCGCCACTGAAGCTGATAATACTGCCGCAAACGCAGCTGTCACCTTCTCCAAGATTTCTCTTACAACAAAGAAGCTTCGTCTAGATTGGGAGCTCTCAACTGAGTCTTTAGAAGACAATATTGAGGGTGCTGATCTAGAGGATCATATTGCACGTTTGATGGCAACACAAGCAGGTAACGACATTGAAGACGTAGTCCTCAATGGAAATGCTGCAGGTACAGATGCACTTTATAAGGCATTTGATGGTGTTGTCAAACTTTCAAAGGCAAATGGCCGTGTAGTTGATGGTGGTGGAAATGCAATTTCCCGTGACATCTTCAACAAAGCACTTAAGGCTATGCCACGTAAGTACAAGCAACGTCGCAATGATCTTCGTTTCCTATCAGGTTCAAACTTGATTCAGGATTACCTATTCAATACATCGCAAAACATTCAAAATGTTAATCCACAAGATATTGCCGCAAGCATTATCCGTGGAGATCAGGCAGGCCTTGGTGGCCCAGCAGGTTTCGTAGCGCCTTTCGCATTCGGTATTCCGATTGTCGAAGTTCCGCTACTTCCAGAAACCCAGACTGGCGACTATTCAGGCGCAACTGGTTCACATGGTGACGTCCACTTGACATTCCCAAATAACGTTGTTATTGGTATCAAGCGTGATGTAACTGTCTATCGTTTCTTCTGGCCACGTAAGGACTCCATTGAGTATACAATGTATACTCGTGTTGGCGTCCAAATTGAACAAGCTGATGCTTGGGTCGTAGTCAAGAACGTTAAGATCGCTTCCTAATTAAACAGGATTTAGGTCTGCAAGAAAATACCCCCAAAATTTATTTTTTGGGGGGTTTTCATTTTAATTTACTAATGCTATAATTGATTTACCTAGAATAAGGAGATATTTATGTCATTTGACACACTTAAGGTATCAGAGCTAAAAAAGATTGCAGAAGATTTTGCAGTCGAAACAGAGGGACTAAAGACAAAGGCAGGTATTGTTGCGGCCTTGGCAGATGAAGGAGTTACCTGGTCCGTATACCAGAACACCCTAGATAAAATTGCAGACTCCGCAGAAGAAGCAGAAGAAGTATTACCAAGATTTGATGCAAAGGCGGGGCAACCAGAAAACACAGTTCTTGTTAGAATGACTAGAGCAAATTATCGATATGATATTGTCGGCTTTACATTCACAAAAGAGCATCCATTTGTAGCCATGGCCTCAGAAGATGCTCAAAAAATTTTTGATAAGGAGGAGGGGTTTAGACTAGCAACTCCAACAGAGGTTCAGGAGTACTACAGCTAAGCCTAACAAATGGCAGAGGTTTATGTAAATAGCACAACCCCCATAAAAATTAAAACATTTTATGGAGGAGAAGTAGTAGATATTGCTGGATCGGTTTTAGTAGATATATACGACATCACCCTGGACCCGCTGGTTAGCCCAGCCTTAAATCCAGATGTGCCAATTGCACAAAACCTTGTTGCTCAAAAATTAGAAACTGATCCTGGATCGTATTGTATAAACATTCCCTATTCAATATCAGTAAGACCAAGAACATTAAAACTTCACTGGAAATATAATATAAATTCAAGCAGTCATGCTCAATTTACTACAGTAAATGTAATAACTCCTTATTGCAATTTAAATGAGGCTATAGAAAATTTAAATATAAGCACAGACTCAAGTGATCCTAATTATAAGTCTTATCATGAATTGACGATGGCCGAAAAGCATGCACGTAGACTTGTAGATGATTTTACTGGGCAAGAATTTTTCTTGTTTGACAATACACTTATTGTGTACGGAGACGGATCTGATGTATTAACTTTGCCAACAAAAATTGATACTATATATCAAATTTATGCAAACGATGTTCTTCTTGTAGATAAGATAGAGAACAAAAACAATTGGGGCGTAACCCCAGTAATTTCAGAAACAGGTTTTGCTATAAGAATAGACAGGGCAGCACTGGTAGATAACACTGTTTATGTGGCAAATGGGATGATCCCCCCATCAATATCTGATGTAAATTTGGGAGATGTATTTCAAAAGAATGTTAGGTATAAGATTGTTGCTAAATTTGGGTGGAGAGTAGTCCCAGATGAAATTCAACAAGCAACTATTCAGCTAATGGGACATTATTTTGCAAAAGACAGAATTTGGGCAGATAAGTATTTAAAGAGTATCTCTACTTTTGATTGGGACTTTGAGTATTTAAGTGAAGCATATAAAGGGACTGGATCCGCTTATGCAGATAAGCTTTTGACAGAGTACAAGTTATCCAGTATGCTGCTGATATAATGTTTAGTATAGTCGATTCCGTCTTATCGATGAAGATGGATGTCTTCCGACAGGTCGACTCCCAAGACGAGGAAACAGGCGCAATTAGAAAATATTGGCAATATTATAAAACTTTAGATTGCCATGCTAAAGGCTTAATTAGTAATTCTGCTGCAACAAGAACTAGCGATAAACAGATATTTAATAATCGATATATTAACGACCAGATTATTCAAATAAGAACAAGCATTAAATTAAGTCTTAGAGAAAAAGTTTCAAATATTAGAACGCCTGACGGCACAGTAATATGGCAAGAACTTGATTACCCTAATGAGACCCCAACAGTATTTGAGGTAATGGGAACCACTCCAATCACCGATCCATTTGGAAATATTATAGGATACAACTCTTCGTTAAAGAGGTCGGAGGTGCAAAGACTTGAGCTCTAACGTATTATTGGTACAAGCAGCAAGCGGACTTGAAAGAGTTCTAGCTGGAAACAAGTATGCTAATTTACAAGACAGCACAGTGGCACAGGTTTCGGCTATGATTTACTACAAAACCCATGTCCTTGCTAAATTAACCACAAGCAAAGCCTTTGGCAGTAAGTTTACAAAAACTTTATTTGATCAAATAGATAAAGATTTTGGCGAGTATATTGACGCAAAAGCAAGAGCAAATCCTAAGACTTTGCATCATGTCTATGAATGGAAGAAGGTTGGAAACCCAACATCCCGCTTATTTAAGATTAAAATAGTCGGTTCACAAGGAACATCTTTTAGCATAGGCTCAGAGTTTAAATTGTCCACAAGCATGGTTCCTACTAAAAGGGGCAAGCATAGACATGTATTTGCAAATAAAGCATTTATTATGGAACAGGGCCAGCCAGTTGTAATTAAACCAAGAAGCGCAGAAAGATTAGTATTTGATGTTAGTGGATATACTGTATACATGCCAAAGGGGGCATCTGTAACGGTAAGAAGACCTGGCGGAACCCCAGCAAAGCAATCATTTGAATCAGCGAAAAGACATTTCTTTACTACCGACCTAGTAAATCAATCAATTAAAAGATCTGGATTTCAACAATTGTTTTCTAATGCCATGGCCAAAGCCTTAAGAACTCCAGCAAATGTACGCAAAGTTCAATATTCTTTTTCTCCAAATACATTAAGAACAATGGCAGACAATGCAGTTGAATCAGCATTTGCGACGGTGACAGCATGACAGTAAATTATAAGCTAGACGCCATGATTGAGGTCCGTAAATATTTGTGGGATAGATTGGTGGCGGCAGGACTATTTAATGCAGATAACTACTATAGTGAGAATATAGCAGAGACAATAGTTCCTATAATTCCAGTACAGCAAGCTCCAGAAATGAATCAATTTTTAAATGGCAAAAAACATATTGTCTACGACAAGGTTGGAATGTCATATGAGAGTCTGTGGGCCATATGCTGTGAACAGATACTATTTACAATATATACCCCAAGCGTGGCTGATATAAATGAGATTAGAAACTTTATGACTGACGAATTTAGGCGAATGGACGAAACAGCAAAAGACGTAAACCACTCATCGGTCACGTCCGACAAATTTAAATTTTACAGCATATTTATAGCAGACATTTCCCCAACCTCCCCTTCGGAAGAGTTACAGGGAATGTTCTCAACAGACATCATACTGGAGATCAAGTACTCCAGGGCTGCAGATAAAAAAGGTAGATTTGTATAGTTTGCCTTTTGAGCCTTTATGGAATAAAATTATACCAAGAGGAAAGAGCCTAGCCAGCCGATAATTTCGAAATTAGGAGGTTAAAACTTAAATGGCAAGAGAAAATTTCAATTCAGCCAAAAACATCATCGTTGGTGCATCACCGCTTTTTATTAGCAAGTCTACATCAGGCTTGTCAAAGCTTGATCCAACACAGGGAGAAGATAAAATTGCTTTCGAATCAACAGCGTCTTATATTGAGTCCCTAAATGGACCTACTGGTGCATCAAAATGGACAAACGTTGGTTTTACAAACAACGGTCTTCAAATTACATACAACCCATCATACGGTTCAGTAACCGTAGATCAACTTCTTGATACCGCAAAGCTGTTCAAAGAGTCAATGGAAGTTATGTTGATGACAGAAATGGCAGAAGGTACACTTGAGAATCTTGTAGTAGTATTTGGACAACCAGATGTTGCAAACGCAAACACAATTAGTAATTCAAATACACTTCAGGCGTCAGATCCGAATCCAGATGCACGAACCAAGACCCTTGGTCTTGCTGCAGGTGCTCTATTGCAGGCACCCGTAGAGCGTCAGCTCTGTGCAGTTGGACCAGCAGTAGACTATTCTGGTTCTACAACAGTAACGGGTTACACACGTAACGAGCGTGTTTATTATGCACGTCGTGTCCTATCTGTTCAGCAATCACAATTCTCATTGGCACGTAATACTCCTACCACATTCCCTGTTACTTTCCGTCTTCTTCCTGAAGACAAGTACGCAGGTCAAGAATATGGTAAGATCATTGACCGTGTATTCTAATTAAATCTAAATTTAATTAATTCGGAAGTCCCCCTAGAAATAGGGGGATTTTCGTCATTATAGGCTTGTATTAGTAATGTCTATTTGTTATAATGTTTATAACTATCCGAAGGAGGATACATTGGCTACTAAAGTATACGACGTAGAAGAAATAGAGCTCCAAAATGGAGATAAGGCTAAACTAAAGCCATTAACGATTAAGGAACTTCGTAAGTTCATGGCGGCAGTACAAAAGACTGCCGATGCAAAAACAGAAGATGAGACTTTGACAATTCTCATTGAAGCATGTGCAGTTGCACTTGAAAAACAGCTTCCTGATCTTGTAAAAGATAAGGACAAGTTAGAAGATGCTTTGGACGTACCAACAATTAACCGTATTCTAGAAATTTGCGGTGGAATTAAGATGGACGACCCAAATCTTCTAGCGGCAGCGGTTCTGGCTGGGCAGAACTAGATTTAGCCGCTTTACTTGGGGAGGTCTTTCTTCTCGGTAATTGGAAAAATTACGAGGAGTTAGAGGATAACCTCTCAATGCCAGAACTAGTCCAGACGTTTAAGGCAATGCAGAAGACGGAAGAAGAAAAAAGAAAATTCTTGGCAGGTCTTCAAGGCATTAACTTAGATGACGAATTACAAAACGAAGGTTCTACCTTTGAAGATGTTCAAAGAAAAGCCTTGGGAATAAAAGCAAGAGGAGATGATGTGGTATCACTACAAGGTCCTCTCGCCGCTCAAGCAGGCTTTGGTATCGGAATGGGGTTAGGATATGAGCAGGGGTAACACACAGATAAATGGCTGACGAGCAAATTGTAACTAATATAGTTGCTAATGCCGACTTTTCTAATCTCATTGGAGATTTAAATAAAGTAACGGCAGCGCTCACTCGTATGCAGGCAGGACTCAAGTCTACAGACAGAGCTCTTGCAAATCAGATACGTGCAGTTAATACTCAGTTTGGTGAGACCTTACGCAGCACAGGTCAGTTCACATCCCATTTCGTAACCATCTCTTCAGATGTAGAGAAGTTTGGTAAAAGTCTAGACTCAGGAAAAATGAAGCTTGGCCAGTACTTTAAAGTCTGGCAAGATCACAACAGAACCGCAGGCGGATTAATTAGAGATCTTGCTAAGCAGCAAGTACAAATGCAAAATGCGGTACTTCAACCACTAGGTAAAAACGCAGAAGGAATGATGCGTTTTGCGGTGCATGTTCCTCGGGGCTTAGATGAAATAAGAAATAAAACATCTTTAACTCGTCAAGAGTTGGCCATTATGAACAAGGTTGTTCAAGATGGAGCAGGACAACTTATTAATTGGGGTAAAAATACTCAGTGGGCTGGTCGTCAGTTAACGGTAGGACTTACAATTCCGCTTGTAGCTTTTGGCAAGGCTTCAGCAGATGCATTTAAGGCAGCAGACGAACAGCTAGTTCGTTTAACTAAGGTTTATGGAGATTTAGGCGGAGCTTCAGCAGAAACCCTTGCTAGGGTGAGAAAAGATGTATCGGACACAGCAAGACAATTGTCTACCACAATGGGTGTTAATTTTAAAGACACAATTGCCCTTGCCGCCGATATTGCAGCAACTGGTAAAACTGGAAATGAATTGCTGGGATCAATTTCAGAAACAACTCGTCTTGCAGTACTTGGCGAAGTAGATAGACAAGAAGCAATGAAGGCAACCCTTGCCATTCAGTCAACATTTAAGCAAAATACAGAACAACTAGCAGAATCAATTAACTTTTTAAACGCAGTTGAAAACCAAACATCAACAACTCTTAATGACTTAGTAGAAGCCATACCTAGGGCTGGTACGGTTGTTCAAGGTTTGGGAGGAAGCGTACAAGACCTTGCTTTATACCTCACAGCTATGCGTGAAGGTGGAGTAAATGCTGCAGAGGGCGCCAACGCAATTAAATCATCTCTTGCTTCTTTGATTAATCCAACAAAAGTTGCAACCGCAATGTTTGCAGATTTTGGAATTGACTTAAGGGCAATTGTAACAGAAAATGCTGGCAACTTAACAAAAACTATTTTAGGACTACAATCAGCATTAGAAACGCTTGACCCATTACAAAAGCAACAGGCACTAGAGCAGTTATTTGGCAAATTTCAGTTTGCTCGTTTAAATGCATTGTTCTCAAACTTAGGAAAACAGGGAAGTCAAACTTTACAAATATTAGATTTAATGAAAGCAAGCAGCCAAGATTTGGCTGATATAGCTGGCCGAGAGTTGTCGCAAGTAACAGAGTCAGCTTCAGGTAAATATAAGAGAGCAATAGAAACGCTAAAAGCAGATTTAGCTAAAACTGGCGAGCAGTTCCTGGGAATTGCAACAAAGGTTGTAAATTCTTTGGATAAAATAATTACCTTTATAAACAATTTACCAGATCCTATTAAAAAAATATTTGGATTAGCTGGCGCATTTACTGCAGTGGTAGGTCCAGTAATTATGCTTACTGGTGTTCTTGGAAACTTTTTTGGATATATAGTAAAGGGTATATATCATTTCAAAGCACTGTTTAAGGGAGCAGAAGGCTGGAAACTATTAACACCAGAAATTATGGCAGCAAACAATGCTGGTACATTAATAGAAAAAACATTTTACTCAGATGCTCAGGCAGCAGGAATTTTACAAAAAGCAATTCTTGATTTGACGGCATCGTATGAAGGACTTGGAGCTGCAGCAAATAGGGCGGCAGTAGGAACTGGAGCAATAAGTACAGTTGCTGGAAATTATGTAGCAGGCGGCGGAATTCCAAGAGAAGTAGATCCCAAACACCCATTAGCTGGAGCATATCAGTCTAGAGCATTTGCTCATATGGTTCCTAGAAAAATAGATCAACCAGGAACAATATTTGGAGTAACTCAATCAGCTGGACCCGTAAATTCATTGCTTGGCGAAAATCCAATGATATATGCAACTGGGGACATGCCAGTAATTCCTGGATTAACTGCAGTACAAAGAACTATAAAAACACCCACAGGAAGAGCGCCAATTACAGTTTCAACTGGAGTTGTGGCAGATGAAGTTGCAAAGAATCATGCCATGATGGCAGCCCTTGCAATGCAATCAAAAGATGAATTAAGAATACTACAGAATACTCTTAACAACACAGGAGCACTAACAACAGACTTTATGGGAACTTTTGATGACATTCTTCCTATTACAACTAGGTTGGCTCAAAAGGCCGCTAATGAATCTGCGGAAATTGTAGCACAAGTTCAAGCAGGCAAAATGAGCATTGCTGCTGCTAGGGATAGAATTATACAGTTAAACATTTTAATTGAACAAGAAATGGCAAGAGATGTATCTGTTTTGGCGGCATCCCGAGGAGCTGTATTTGATCCGTACACAGTCCCAACATCCACACAGCCATCAGTAGATCCAATAACTGGTAAAACAAATATGAAAGAGCTTTTCCATAAGGCAGAAAAAAGAAGTTTCTTAACAAGAATTGCAGATCGTTTAAGAGTAAGAACATCTGGTGCTGGATATAATATAGAAACAACAAGACCAATTATTAGGAGACAGACTGGTGGTACTATTCCTTACACTCTTAATGACGGTCCAATCGTCCCAGGCCCATCTTCAGACACAACAGATACACAATTTGGAATGCTTCCTGCAGGAACATATATTGTAAATAAAGAGGCTACAGCAAATAATATTGATTTTCTTAGTTCATTAGTTGGAACTGCAAGACCTATGGCAGGCGGTGGTAGTTTGCAGCCAGTAATGCTTACCCCAGAAGAATTTGCAGTTGATCCAGAAATTGTAAATCAAGGAAACAATTTCCAAACACTTGAGGATATAAATTCTGGAAGAATAGTTCTTAGAAAGATTGGTGGGCTAATTCCTAGAATTCAAAAGTTTGCTGCAATTAATCCAATTAGAAGAGTTGGACTTAAGAATCCATTAAAGTTTGTAGGAACTAAAAAACAGATTAAAAAACTTGATTCTTCTTGGACAGGAGGAAAAGATGCTGCGGCTGGAACTACTTGGAATGCAAAGCCGCCTACTGGAGTGTACGGTGTTGGAGTTGGATCTGGATTAAATGAAAGATTGGCAAAAGGAACAGCGAGCCCTTCAGAACTTTTAAATTCATTAAAGCAATATGCTAAGGGTAAAAATTCAAAGAGAAATGTAATCGGAACAACAGATGAATTTGTTGAAACATTAGTAAATGGCGGAATTATAACAAGAAAAGAAGCAAATGATATTCTTGATGACTTATCTGTTAATTATGCAAACGCAGTAAGCAAGATGAGCTCAGTTGGAGATGATACAAATCCATATTATCAAATATCAAGAAATGCAATAGAAAATTCTACATCAAGAGATTCTATATTGCCTTGGTGGAATGCTTTTCAAAAAACATTTTCTTCAATTGATAAAAATAGACCAAGCGGCTCAGACAGCGGAGCCTCTTCTTCTCCAAGAAATATTAAGATAAAAGTTGGAAACAGAACTCTTACTGTAAAAAAGTTTGAAGGTTCAAAAAAAGACAATACAATTGCATTACATTCCGCTAATCCAGACTGGGCAAATTGGGTTGCGGCAAACTCTGGTGGAAGGATTCGTGGATACAATACTGGTGGTTTAGTTGGCGGTAAAAAAATTCCAGGAATGCAATATAAAAATCTTGGTGGAATTTTAAGAGCACTCTGGACAACAATTACTGGAGCATTAAGAGGCAGATCCGCAGTTAATCCAGCCCTAGCTCCTACACCAGCAGCATTTAATATCCCATTCCAGGCTCCAGGAGAAGGTTTGCCAATATCGCCTACGTCCGTTGTTTCAGGGGTAGCAGGAGCAGCAGGAGACGGTCCTGTGGCTAAGCTTCCAATGTTTATGGGTATGGGGTCTCAAGCGTTGGGAATAGCAGGTAGCATAGGCGGAAGCATGGCTGGACAAAATTTTGGACCTGTTGGAATGATGGTTGGTAGCTCACTTGGATACATGGCTATGTTTTTACCACAACTTATAAAAGCAGCAAGAGTTGCAGGCGGACTTGCAAAGATTTTAAAAAGCATAACAATACCAGGAATAGTTATAACTACTCTTATTGGAATAGGAAAACTTCTTTTAGACGCTAAGAAAAGAGCGGAAGATTTAGGAAAAGCAAACAGGCTAGCATTTGGAGGCACAAAAGAATCCTTTGCTTCTGTAGGAATAAAGTCCTATACAAGCATAAAAGATAGAATAAAAAGCATAAATGATGAACTTGAGTTACACAAGGCTAAAGTTAAGTCTGTATATCAGTCATATACAAAAACTGGAGTTGCTGGATTAAGCTTGACGATAGAACAATTAAGAGAAGCAGTTGAAAAGGCAAGAAAAGAACAAAAGGAATACGTAGAGGCCTTTGATAACATAGACCCTAGTCGTGTAGTAGCATACGCTGCCCAGCTAAAAGCACAATTTATTGCTATGGGAATGTCTGCACAAGATGCAACAAACCAAATATATGCAATAGTAAAAGCTTCAGATAAAGCCAGCCAAGCATTCTCTGCAATAACTTCTAAAGATTTTAATTCAATTCAAACAACTCTTGATGGAATTAAATTTGTAATAGATTATTTAGGAAAGTCTACTGGAGACACCTTTAATTCTGAAGAGTTCAATAGGGGTCTTGACACTTTGTTAAATTCTGTACTTAATTATAGAGATTCTTTAATTGGAGCAAAAGACGAACAAAAAAATATACGAGATGAAGCAGACGCAACAGCAGAAACCTTAGAAAAAATTAGTAAAATTAAAGGTGCACAGTCAAAGCTAAATGAAGAGCAAATAGACCAACTAAAATCTCAAAACATAGTTTATGCTGGAATTTTAGGGAACGCTGAAACTCTTGAAAGTATTACCGCAAAAATTCTTTTGTATGCAGGAGGCCTAGCCGAAATAGTAAACTTAGGCGCAATGGGTGCCGACGCAGCAATTGCATTGGCTAAGAATTTTGCTGATGTTCAAAATATAATGAATTCGGTTACTGAAGACACGGATCCTAATGACAAATTTAGAAATTCAATTTCCCCTCTTTCTGTAGAAATTGCAAGGCTAAAGACTGAAGCAGGTAATGCTGCTGCCGCTGTAAAAAGATTAAAAAAGGTAGATGAAGATTATTATAGAGAAAAAATGAAGGCTATAGATAAACTTATTGCCAAGCTTCAAAAAGAAAGAGACGAAAGACTCAAGTTAATAGATACTCAAGAAAAAGCTTTTACATTTGAAAATCAAATGCAGAATGCTCAAATTAAATATCAACAAGCGCTTACTGCTGGCAACCTAGCCCAAGCGGCACAAGAACAATTAAATATAAAACAACTCTCTTCTGACAGACAAAGAGAAATTCTCCGTACAGCTATCGCAGACAAGTATAATGATGAGATTGAAAAATTGCAAGCTGAAAAAGATAAGCTGCAAGAAGAACTTGATAATGCTAATAAAAATGCCGCAGCCAAAACAGCAGCAGCGGCAGATAAGGCAGCCACTCTTGCTCAGGCCCAAGCCTACAGAGATGAGCTTGAGATGATTGCTTTGAGAAGCATAAACAAGCCACTTAGCAGCACAGATTCTATGAGAATTGAAAATATATTTAAAGAGATGGAAGATGCTGGCGGGTACCTTAGAAAAGTTGGACGTGAAATGAGAAAAGCAAATCCAGCAACTCCTGATGTTGCAACTGGTTCTACATTTATAAAAGGAAAATCTTTCTCTCAAACTTTAGTAGATAATTTAAATGCAGACCTTAGATCAAGAGCTGCTCAAAATAAAACATTTTCTGATGCCGTAAACAACTTTGTTGCTGCTGTAAATAAATTTGCTGGCACAACTCAAAAGCCTTTAGATGATAAATTAATCAAGGGCTTCAAACCGCCAGGTGCAGCGGGGGGAGTAGTTTACCAAACAAGCGTAAAGGATTTAGAAAACTCAGATATTGCTCCAGTTGAGGGAGCTCAATTTCCTACAACTGGTGGAAAGCGTTATGAAATAACAAATGTAACTGGAGATAGAGTTACTCTTAAAAAATTGGCTTCTGGGGGACAGGTACAGTACTACGGTCCAGGCGGAAAAGTTAAAGGCCCAGGAACCCCGACATCAGATGATATATTGATTCGTGCATCTCAGGGCGAATTTATGATTAATGCAAATTCTGTTGCTAATGCTGGTGTAGACAACATGCACCTGATTAATCAAAAGGGAGCGGATGGAATTGTTGAAGCTGCTTCTAGATTACTTAATGGATACGCTAAAGGCGGAATGCCAAAGAAGAGATCAATGACACAAGGTTACGATCAAGCATTAGATTATTTCAGAATGCTTGGAGACCTTTCAGTTAATTTCCAGACAGATAAATCAACGCTACAAGATTCAGAAATAAGAGAACTTCAATTAATTGCAGCAAAGATAGCTTCTGCTCCAGGATTTAGAAAAACATTTCTTGTTAAAGGATATGCCGATAGACGTGGCAGCAGAGATTACAATATGGCCTTGTCCAAGAGAAGGGCAGAAACTGTATCCGCTATACTCTCAGAGCTATTGCCAGGAACAACATTTATTCCAGTAGCCGAAGGGGAATACGGAAAATCATTTGATTCGGTTGATATGTCCAAGAAACGAAGAGTTAGTATTGAACTACCGTCTCAATCTGGTGGAATTGGTCTTCCTGCAGAGCCACGAGACACGCTTGGATCAGTGCCATTTAAAGGATTGTTTGGCGGTGGAGTTGGATTTGGTGGAATGTTAACTATGGCTAAAGGCGGACATATCCCAGGATTCTCAATGGGCGGAGAAATATTACGTAAACTTGGAAAAGCTGCAATTAATAAGTTTAAAGACTTTATCCCAGCCATTGGGGATAAAGTAAAAAATGCTTCAAGCGCAATAAGTAGAACGTTTGATAATACAATGGAGTATCTAGGACTTACAAACAAATCATTTGATGATCCGTTTGGGGACACATTAGCAAAGTCTTCAATTCATGATGCAATAGATAGAGTAACCAAAACTATAGGTGTTATTCCACAAAAGCCAAATGATGCAAGACAGGCCATTTATCTTGCCAAAATGTATAGAGACCATTCTAGGTTCTGGAAAAGACAAGCTGGTAAATATAAAAATAGCAAGGAAACCGTAGGCGAATATAACGCTGGCATGCAGGAAATGAAAAAAATTTCTGGTAGCGGGTCGACTACAAGGCGGGAGGCAATAGAAAAAGATTGGAAAGATTTTGTTGCAAATGTTGAGCCAGACGATTTTACTAAATATAAAGATAGAGATCCCTCTAGAAGATTCTTAGATGATGAATTTTACAAGATAGTAAATAATCCAGAAGTAGGAGTTCAAGGACAAACAAGTGGTTTTGGAACGTGGGATTCCCCAGGATTAAATGCCCCAGATTTATTCTCTGGAATAGCAGGACCAGAAAATATTTCTGTATATGACGCATATATGGCAAAGTTTGCCGAAAATGAATTAATATATCAAGTCTATAAAGACTTAGTAAAAATTATTAAAACAGATCCATTGTTGGCAAGAAAGCTTGGATTTATGAATCCTAGAGGATTTGCCTTTGGTGGATTAATGGGACTTTCTAAATATGATAAAGGCGGTAAGGTAAAAAGTCGTAGCTTCTTAGACAGAATAGATTCAGCATTAGGTGGACTAGCAGATAAAAAGAATTGGGAACAGACATCTAACTTCTTTGGATTACCATCAATGGGCAAAACTGCTCAAGACTTTATGAATTACGGAAATCCAGTGAGCATGCTTGCTGCAAGAGCAATGGGCGCTCCTATGAAATCAAGTCTTGGAGACAATGTATTTACAGGATTAGCATTTTTGCCATACAGTAAAATTCCAGGTGTAGCGCAAATAGGATCTAAATTAAAATCTGGATTTGCTAATTTTGGAACAACAGCAGATCAAAAGATAACTTCTGCACTAAGTAAATTATCTAGCAGTAAGCCAGCGCTTCCTTCGGCAGCAGTCCCCAAAACCCCTAATCTTGGCAAAATTCATAAAGACTTTGTAAGAGCACACCCTCAAGAAAAAAGTTTTATAAATTATCTTCTTTCTAGGGGAGTTGATCCAGATGAGGTTGCTAGACAATTGGCATTGAGACGAGGCGGATTAGATTTCAGAGCAAGAAAACGTGGCTTGGACAAACCAGATCCTTGGGCCACTACAACTCCTTCACAAATAGCAGCACGTGAAGCAAAAGCAGCAGCTGATCAAGCTGCTTTTGAAGATGCAATGTTATTGTATCCATTTAAGAAGGGAGAAAAATACTTTGATGATAAAGTAGCGAGAAACCGTGAGATGTTCCCATCAAAGAAGACTCCTGTCACATCAGCAAAAGGAATGAATCAAGATATTCCAATTAATCAGCTACGCACAGACGACCAAGTTGCTGGATCATATGTAGGTCCAATTATGGATATCTTGAAAAAAATTGGAATTTCTGGAAGTTATAGTTATGATGATCTTGTTAGTTATATTATTGCTAGACAGGCGCAAAGAGGAAGTGTACTTACAACAAAAGAATCCATACTTGAAACCGTAAGTAGTGGACATATAAATCAATCTTTAGCTAAAGCAATTGCAGAAGTTGTATCTAAACGAGGACTTTTAGATACCTCAACGTTTAATCCGTTAAGGTCAGCCGATAATCCTGACGAAATATTAAGGCCAACAGTAGGCATACATGCAGCATTAATGAGAATACTTCAAGACCCAGCAACTGGCGCAAAGTTCTTTGAAAAGGGTTTTCATCCAGACCTTCAAATTAAGACCTCTTATATGGAAATATTCAATGAGCTTTATGGATCAAGACTTGCAAGATATTTGGGAATACCATCCCCCAGAAATACTTTAGGATTTAGAGGCGGAGACATACTAAGCCCAGTAATTTTAAGCGAAGACTTTAGCAAATTGGGATATGAAACTGTTCTAGACAGATTTGGAAAAGAATCCTCTCTTGGTTTATTTGGCACAGATGAAGCATTATCAAATGTATTTAAAGCAGGCTATGTTTTGCCAGAACCAGAAATATTGAGGGCACAACTTGCTGAAGATGTTGGAAGACTAGCTGGGTTTGTTTCTCTAATTAAAAGTGTAGATACGTTCCAAAATGAAGGCAATTTAATAATGTCTAAAGTGGGAGCAAGACTAGGAGCCTTAGACTTTGGATTTGCTTTTGACAAGTCGGGCCCATTCCCAGACCTATTTTCAGATCCTTCTCATATGTTAAAGTTAAAACATAACTTTAAAATGTTAATGGGTAAAGCATCGTTTGGCAGATATTCTTATGATAACGAAGGGAATCCTCTTGAGTTGCTTAAAGACGAAGAGTTTTTAATGAATGCTTATCGGGGCATTAGTCGTGTTGCTGAAAGCTTAGGCACTAATTCCGTCTATCCAATTAAAAAACTTATTCAACTTGTTCTTAGAGATATGACAGACGCTAGGCCAGACCTAGACCTTAGAATGCCGCTTGAATTGGCAGAACAAATGGCAAGTCTTACAAAAATATTTAAAGATAAGGCTATTGGTAAATTTGCGGGAGGCGGATATATTCAGAAATTCCACTCATTACGAGGAGAAGTCCCAGGGCCATATGGCACTGAGGTTGCAGGGGTATTAAGAGCAAAAACAGAGTCCGTATATCCTACAGACTATGTAAAGTCTCTACAAAATGCTACAATGTCTGGTGGAAACACATTTGTAGTCAATAACGATATTAAGGCTGCGGAAGGTATGGATGTCAATCAACTTGCCGATGTGGCCACAAGAAGAACAATTCAGGCTATCAAGGAATTGAATAGCTTAGCCAACAAGTCTGTTGGTGAATCTAGAAGAAGAGGAAGCATGATAGCGTCATGACATATCCATTAGTATTGCCTAAAGGTTCTGTATTATATTTTGATACCTCTCTTACCTCCACCCCATCCTGGCAGAAAATGTCAGAACATAATAGACAAGAGTTTTTAGTGGGCAATAATAGAATTGAACAATCTGTTAGAATGGCAAATGGTACTTTAAGAAAATATTATGTAACAGATAAAAGAATATATACAACATCTTGGGCTTTACTTCCCTCCACCACCGCTTTTACCGTTGATGGCGGATGGGGAGCAGTGGAACTTAAATCTTTTTACGAAGGAATTGGAAAGGGTGCTTTTAAAATTAAAATTAATTATTCTATAGACGGGACAGACCAATCATCTACAGCAACACCCATATTGGTAATGTTTAGAGAGTGTTCTTTTAATTTAATTAAACGTGGCGTAGAAGCACATTGGAATGTATCTGCATCTATGGAAGAGGTATAATGATTACCTTAGCAAATGCACAAGATACACAAGAAGTAAAAGATACAATAAATAGATCTTATTCAGTTTCCGCTGGACTGGGTTGCTCTATCGAATATAACATGAATACGATGATCGATAATATATCGGTCTATACAGAAAACCTGGACTCAGATTATACATCTGCAATTACTGGCGGGTGGAAAAAAGGAAACCCATACAAAAAACTATTTCCCGTAGATGCCATAATTAGACCATTTAGACCAATAGGCTCTGGAATTAAATACTTTATCATTCCAAATAACTCTACTAATTTTAATTATAAAGACCCGAAATCAGCATATTATAATTTAGGAACAGCAAGAATATACTATCCAGGGTTTAGTGCAAAATATAAATACTGGGTTTCTCCTGAAGGCAAGAACGGAATAGTAAATGTAAAGTATGTTCAAACAGCTGCTTCTATTACAGAAGCGTCTTCAGCAAATCCAACATATGAAAAAGTAAAATATACAACAAGCAATCCACATGGATTTATTGTCAATGATGTTGTAAAAATTATTGGTCTCTCCAACACCAGTTTTAATATTAAAGGAATAATTTCTGAAGTTCCAGACACAAAAACATTTGTCATCTCCAAACAAATTGCTGCGTCAAATAAAATAACTGGTCAATCTGGTACCGCCACATTAATTGTAAGCGAAACAGATGAAACTGCAAGGTCTACAAAGCCAGCAATTGCAAATAAGGTCATCGTTAAATTTGATAAAACCCATGATATGCCTTCATCTGTTATTGTAAAAATAAAATATTTAGACGATACGGAGCAAACTACAACCGTAACACCAGCATCCTATACTTCTGGGAACGTCACCCTATACGCACCTGCCAGTGGGGCATGGACAACCTCTACATCAAATGAATATAGCAATCCAAAGTTTATCAAATCTATTAGAATAGAAGCGGTGGCTCCGTCAGCAACTGCAGTCATGGCCGTAATAGAAGTTTCTGCAAGATGGATTAAGGATATAACAAGCGCAATGGTTATGTCTGACATAACCAAAGAGTCATCCTCCTCATCAGAAGATATTCTGCCAGTTGGCAAAATATCTGCAAATACATTAACTGCTTCTTTGTCCAACTATAATCAAGATCAACTTATGATTGTTCCATACAATAGATCTAGTGGATGGAATACTGGATCTGGGGTTACAGAGTTTGACTTTATATACATGGTCAAGAATGCAGAAATTAAACCATACTTTAAAATAACTGGAGCTACCAAAACTCACGAAGTTCCACAAGGAACGTATTATGCAGATAGCTGGCAAATAGATCAATATGGAAATACATCATTAAGTGCGCTTGACGGCTCAAAGTATTTAATGGAAATAGTTCCCGCAAATCTATTGTTAGAAAGATACTCCGCAACAGCAATTATAAGAATTCTTTTAGACTCAGTAGGTTTTACAAACTATAATATTAATATGCTTACATCAATTTCTGGCGGGCAAGTTCAATCTACAGACACATCTATACCTACAATTCAATATTGGTGGACGGATGAAACAAGAACAGTATGGGAAATTCTTCAAGAACTATGTAGAGATATACAAATGAATGCTTTCTTTGATGAAGACAATATTCTTCAATTTTATTCTAGAGATAAAATATACTCTGCTTTAAACTCTACCCTATGGAATTTTTATGAAAAACCAGAAGGAGAGATTCTGCCCAATATAATAGGATTAACTCAAACCGAAATATCTTCTGCAAATCAAACAAAAATTATTTATACTCCTATAGTTCCTACCGAATATTTAGGAGATTCAGAACCTCTCGCACAACCCGCAGTGTCATTTTTAGCAGCAGGTGGACTAGCGTATCCGATAGAAGCGGACACAGTTGCGGAAAATACAACTCTTATAATAAACAATTCAATTATGGATGAGTACGGAGCTAGCCCAATAATTACAAGTTTTTCTGGTTATTTTTTAATAGATGACGAAATTATTGAATATGATGCAGTAGAATACGAATATACAGATAGAAATTCAAACAGGTTTTCTGTTTGGATATCTTCACAAGCAGACGTTGATAGATATTTGGCGTTGTCAAAACCAGGCGCTGCTGATTTAAATAATTACGCAAACACGGCATATTTTAAGCCAAGCGGTAGATATAGAGTAAAAACCAGAGGTGCGCTTGGCACAAAGCCTGCGGCGCACAAAGTTGTTCCAAACGATATTATATATTCAGCAGGATGGTCAGAAAGGTTGATGATCTTATCATGAGTAGACCACACGTTATTGCAGACGGTGGCGGCGGACCAACAACAGGCCTTGATATAATTTATAATCCAATAGTTGCAGATTTTCCAATAGCTGGGGAAACAAGTGTATCTGTTCTGGTATCGGTAGACGAAATAGATATGTCAATAGATCCAGTTGGGTATGTAGTCAAGTATCAGCTTTACGCTTTAGACAACCAAACTCTAGAAGGCACTGTAAGTCCAGAACAAGTATTTTACAAAAATGTAAACGTAACTTCAGTAGCCTGTTCAGGCACTACCATAGTGTATACAGCAACAGGACATCCATTTAATGTTGGAGACTATGTAACAATTCAAGGCTCTGCCCTACTCAGATTTAATGTTACTAGCAGAAGAATAACAGCAGTGTCTACTAATACATTTACAATACAACGCAATTCAGAAGGTGTAACAGCAGGAGCATTAAATACATCTGCGACAGCAAAACATTTAATTATAATTAAAAATTTGGGCTCTGGAAGAAAGTATGATTTTTTTATACAGGCATTTAGTCCAACCCCTAATTTATCGGCTAATAGAGGGACTGTTGCTACTTATTATAATTATATAACTAAGATATTAAATAAGGCTACTCAAAATAAAACTTCTCCAATTGATCCAAATAAGAAAACAATTGGTAAATCTTATTTGCAAATAACAAACGACAGTAGAACTAAAACTAGCTTTCAAATTGCTTATAAAGATTTTGATTTAGAAATTCCTTCAATATCTCAAGTCTCAACATCTGGGCTTAAAAAAGGATCTACAACTATAACTAAAACTATAAATAGTTTTGATACATCCTATTATGCATTTGGAACTTCAATGATGATATCGAATGCCGAGCAAGGCAAGGAGCAGTCTCAAATAGGAAGAGGTGGCGGCGGCATAGGATTCTTTTTATCTAACTCAGCAGAAACGGGATACTTTGTAATATTAGATTCAGGAGCTCTTGCAGCAGACTTACGAGAAAACGATTTGCGAGTTGTAAAAACAAATGGAAAAGAAATGAGAGTTTTGGCAGACACCCAGAATTCAGTTTTAAGAAATAAAGCTGGAAAAGCTATTTCAGTAAAAGGAGATAAGACTGCTGGAACTTTAGCAAATATTCAAGGCGGTCAAATATATAATATTGCGGTAAGAGTAAAAGCAACACCTACACAATTACAAATGATAGTTGACGTCAATGGATTTAGGGTAAATGTTTATGACAGTATTGATTATGCATTAAAGTTGCCTACAATAATTCCTCCATCAAAAGGCGTAGGTTTATTTTCCACAATGGGTAAAGTTATGTTTGATTACGTGTATGCCAGAAAGATAGAAGATACAGAATTTAATAAATTTACTTTTGAAAAAGATATCTACGCTGGGCAGTTCTCCAACGACTACCTAGATGCAGCATACGGAGATCTTGTTTATAATCAAAATTTTAATCAAAACGATATAGACCTTATTGACAAGAAGCCTTCGGCGGTAGAAGAGTTTGGAACAACGGCCAGAGAGATACATAAATTTAGTTCTAGATTTGAAGGCCCCTCCAAGCCCAGTGGATTTATTGCAGGTACTAGCAAGAACATATCAGTGCTGTCTATTAAAATGAGTAATTTTAATGCAGAGGCATATGTTATGAATAACACATCCACCTCAGTTCCAATGGAAAGTGCTTTTGTCTATGGAAACAAGGTTCAAAGAGGAGAGGAGCAAGAATATACAACAGTAAATGATACCGATTTCCAGTATTTAGAGCCAATTACATTTTCCTCATCGTGGATTCAAACTGAAGAAGACGCTAAGCTTTTAGGCGATTGGATTAAACGATCCGTGATTAATAAAGGGAAAGTTATTGAGATGGAGGTTTTTGGCAACCCGCTAATTGCTGTTAGTGATATAGTTTCCATTAAATATGTTTATCAAGGAATTCTTGGAACAGAAAAGTTTATTGTTACAAGAGTTCAACACGAGTTTAATGAAGGGTTGGTGACAAGCTTAACCTGTCGAACACTATAGTCGACTAAATGGTATAATAAAAAATATGACAAAGGGAAATGGACAAGATAAAAGCAGACAGCCAGCGGTTCCTGCAAATAGCCCGCTGATTACTGCTGGCATTCTTAATCCAAATAAAGTTCGTGTCTTTGATCCAGAGACTGGCGAGCTTGAAATTTTTGTTAGTGCGGTCCCCCTATATACCCCTAGGTCAGTAAGTTCTACGCCAGGTACTGGCGCTACAGGGGATACAGGGGACACAGGAGTAACGGGTCCAACTGGTATAGTAATAATAGAAAAAGATTTAGTTCAACTAACTGATATAGAATCTGTAACTTTTGAAGAGTACGAAGACCCAGTAACTAAATTTATTAAAATTAGAGCATTTATAAAAGTAAGAAATGGAAGTTTGACTCCTACAAATGTTGATGGGGTAGACGTAAGAATATTTGATGATTCTAAAGAGGATACAAGATTTAAAAATCCTTATGTGGCCGTTGCTTCAAGTGGAGCTAAATTTACAACACCAACACCCTCAATCCCAGTAGTTAAATTTGATAGAACAGGAACCGCTATAGCATGGGGATGGAATAACGTTTCTGGACTTGGGTCACATAGTTCTGTGTATTATGAATGGATTATTAGTAAAACCAATAAGACAAATGCTGCTGCATTAAATTATGGAACAAAACAGTATACGTCAACAGAAAATTTGCAGGTAGGAAACAGTGGCGTTTACAAGAAGTACAGAGTAAGCTCAGCACAGGGAGACACTCCAGCGACCTCATCTGCAAGATGGCTTAGGGCTAGAGCTGTTGTTGTTGGAACCGATGGCAAAAACTATTATTCGGAGTATTCAAAACCAATTTAGGAGACATATGATAAAGGGAACATATATAGTATACGAAGACGGCAAAGAAATAGCCCGTAACAATAATGCTATTACTAAATTTGGTAAAAGATTTTTGACTAATTATATTGCTGGATCTATTGGTTCGTTTACAAAAGATATGGCTTTTGGCGTAGACAGAAAAGAAGTTGAGGTGACAGCAGCATCTGCAGCAGGCGGAATTATTACTTATACAGGGTTAAACTATTTCACAGCAGGAAACATCGTCAGCATCACAGGATTATCGACAGAAGACTTTAATTTAATTGGTGCTACTGTTGCTGCTGCAAATCCCACACAATTTACAGTAGCCAGTACAATAACTGGAACAGCAGTTTCTAATTCAACAACTGGGCGGGCATACAGGGCGGCCTCAGAAAATGATACTAGATTGGGATTTGAATTCTACAGAATGCCTATAGATATATATAGCACAGATATACAAACACAAGAATCATCAACATCATATGCTGTAATATATAAAGCAACTATTCCTCAAGAGATTTCTGGGATTATATCAGAGGTTGGAATATTCCCAGCCAATAGAACATCTAGAAATAACTTTGATAGCAAATTTATATCTAATTTTTCTGATAACTTTGCATGGCTATCGAATGTCCAGAGTAATCCAGAATTTTCAACAGTAGGAGCTAGAATAGGGGATAATGTAATAACATTTACATCTGGCTCTGGAGTGTTAAGAACATATAGTTCTGATATTCCAAATATTGATTTATCTGGATATAGCGCTAATGATACCGTATCTTTTGCCTACTATAAAAATGATAATAATTTAATCAAGATCAGAATTAAGTTTCACAGCACAACTAGCGATTATTTCTGGGCAGATATAGTACCGCAGTCTGGAATCGGATATAAGATAACGCCAGATATATCAATGGCAACATTTTTTAACAATCAGGTAGGGGTGCCAGATAAAACAAACATTGATTTTGTTTCTATAGAAATTCATCCAACAACTGGTAACACAACTTCTATCGGAGCAGATGGATTAAGAGTAAATGACGAAGACACTTTTGATCCAACCTATGGACTTGTAAGCAGAGCTACATTTGAAACACCTCTTGTTAAATATACTGGAAGGACCGTAAGCGTAGAATATAGACTGGAGCTGAACTTTTAATGGCATATGAGGATTTACTAAAAGATACTTCTGCTTCTTTTGAAGACGGCAATTACTTTGTAGTTACAGTCCCAGACCTAACACCAGGAACTATATATCCTATTGAGTTTAGATGGAAATATAAAGACGGAACATTTTCTGAATGGGGTTGTGTAAAAACAATAGTAGCCCCCTTAGCGTCTACCCCGTCAAGACCAGGATTTTCTCAAGGAGATCTTTCCTATTTTCAAGGAATACTAACCGTAACTTGGTCTGGACAGGATTTTAATAATTTAAGTTATGGAGCAACATTTGATAGAGTAGATGTTTATGTTGCAAGTGATGCAAACCCTGCAGTGTTTACAGTTCGTGGATCGATTAAAGTTCCTGGCGGAAAATTAGACATTCCAGTAGAGCCTGGAACATACTATGTTAAACTTAAAACAATTTTTAAACCAGATAACCAGTCTATATTTTCAACAAATACTTTTTCTATAACATGTAAAGCAGATGCTCCTGCGGCCCCAACAGCAATTTCTGCTTCTTGGTCTGGTACAGACTTTAATGTTTCTTTTTCACACGATTCTTCGGCAACATCAAATAAATATTTTAGCTATTATAGAATATCTTTAACTGCAGGAAGCACAACTAGAACTTTTAATCTTACCCCAGTATCTGGACTATCACAATTGTTTGCTTTAAGCTTGGCCAAAAATAGAGCAGCATTTGGAGTTCCGCAAACTTCTTTTTCTGGTTCGGTTTCTTCTGTAGACACATACGGAAACTCTAGTCCTACTGTGTCTTTTGGATCGACTACTTATGTAAACTCATTGGCGGCACCAATAATAGCTGCAACCGAAATACAGCAAGGATATAGCATATCTTATACCACACCGACCTCTGCTACTTATGATCACATTGAAATTGAAGAAGTAGAGTCTAACGCTGGAACTGCACCTTCTACTGGATATTCTGTTATATTTTCTGGCGTAGCAAATCCAGCCCCAATTATTCGACCAAACCAAAATAAAAGATGGGTCAGGGCAAGATTTGCAGACAACATAGGATCATTTAGTGCATATAGTACTGCTATTGCAGCTACCCCACTATCCCCAGCAACCGTAGACAATGTCCCTCCCGCAGCACCTTCTTCTGGAACAGTAACTGCTGGAGTTGATAATTCTGCTGGTGCTACTGTTGGCTTTAATGCTTATTTAGATATATCTTGGACTGCCGTATCGGATTCAACTTTGCGTGGGCATAGAATTAGGTTTAGAGAAAATGGAACATCTGGTCCTTATTCATATGTAGATTCTCCTGGAAATGGAACTACATTTAGGCTTAACGGATTATCTATTGGAACAACATATGAAGTTGCAGTAGCATCATATGATGAGTATAACAACACATCCTCAGCCTATACATCAATAGGAACTGCAACGGCAACTGGAACTCCATTTATAGGAAAGAATGTAACAACCGTAGGATATTTTGGGGCATCCGCCACAGGGGATACTGGTACATTTAAATTTGGTTATGGCGTTCAAGATAGCGGTGGAACTAAACGAGGCTTAGTTTTTAATCCAAATAACTATTGGTACATAGACTCAGCACAATCAGCCCTATTTAAATTAGGGGGAAACACAGATAATTATATTTCTTGGGATGGCGCCACGTTTATTGTACAAGGAGATCTTCGTGCAAAAAAAGGAAACTTTTCTGGCAATGTTGAAATTCAACTTGGAGGATCTTTATATTCTGGAGCTTTAACTCAAGCAGGAGCTTTATCTGGCGCAGGATTTATTTTAAATAAGAATGGTTTAACTTTTAATTCTACAGGTGTAGATGGTATAACAACCATAAATGGAACAACTGGTCTTTTTACTACTAAATCTGCAAATATAGGTGGGTGGGATGTTGATTCATCTTCAATAAAAAGAACAAGTAACAATGGAACAATTACTTTAAATTCAACTAGTGCACAAATAATTGCATCAAGCACAAGCTATCAAGCAGGCGTAGCCACACCAGACACAAACTCTGGAAGCGATATAGTTTTTTGGGCTGGCGGAGCCAGAAATACCTCAGCTAATTTCTATGTAACAGCAGACGGAACAGTTAAAATAACATCTGCAATTATTACTTCATCTACGCCATTTGCAACTAGTGGTCAACTTGCAACAACAAATAACAATTTAACAGCAACTAACGCAACAGTTGCAACTAAAGTCGGAGCCTCAGAAGTGAAAAATCATATTGGCGGACAGGGCGTAACAACAATTACTGGAAATAAAATTTCAACAGGATCAATTCAGTCTGGAACACTTACTGGCACAACAAATGGAACCACTTATACTAATGAAGGAGTTATTATAAACTTAGATGGAAGAGGATATATTGCTTCTCCTAATTTTTATATAAATAGCTCTGGATCTGCGTTCTTTAGAGGCTCTGTAATAGCTCAAGGGTTTGCCTTATCCGATACCAGCGGAGATTACTGGAGCATAACTCCTGGATCAACCTCTACTGGATTTAGATTTGGAGGGGCTGATGGAATTCAATTTTCTGGCGGGAAAATAACCCTTGGTACAAATACTGAAATTTATGGAGACCTTGCTTTAAATTCGTATAACTACTGGAAACCTTCCAACAATACATTTAATGTTGGTAGCTCAAGTAAATATATTAATTTTAACGGTAGCGTGTTAACAGTTGCTGGAAAAATTATAGCTGACAGTGGAAATATTGGTGGCTGGGTAATTAATAGTAATGGATCTATTAGCAATGGAACAACATATTTTTTTGGTTCAAGCACCGACGCACAACAAAATGCAAATGGATGGGCAATTTTTGATTATTCTAAAAGTGCATACTTTAGTTCATACTCGGCTGGATCTGACGGATATGTGACAGCATCTGGGAGCTTTACAACAGTCTCTGGAAACATGATTGTTGGCACTGGCTCTTTTGTAGCAGGGACAAAGACATTTATATATGGAAACGGAACAATTTATGCAAACACTTTAGGAACTGGATCTGGATTAGCAATACATCAAGTTCAAGCTGGTGCAAATGCAGGATATTTAAAGGTAAATACCTCTACTATTAGACACAAAGAAAACATTGATTATATAGGTCAGGAAGGATATTTAAATAAAATTGCTAATATGAGTCCAGCATTCTTTAATTATAAAGAAGGATATGGAGATCCGTCCAGACTAGAAATTGGATTAATTGCAGAAGACCTAGAGGAATTGGGCGGATTTGAAACGGTTTTACATTATAACAATGATAATGAGTTAATGGGTATATCATATGACAAGCTTTCAGCAATGCTAATTTTATCTATAAAAGAATTAAAATCTAGACTTGACGCCCTTGAAGGATAATGGTATTCTTTAAGTCTATAAAAGGAGAAAAATGGCAGAAAAAGTAGAACTGGTTATAACAGCCCTACAGCAGAGAATAGGAGAAATTGTTTCTAATTATGAAACTCAAATTGCAATTCTTCGGGCAGAAATTACTCAGCTTATGGAAAAAAATGCTGAAGAAAAACCAGCCGAAAAAAGTAACTAGCCCAACATCATTTCCCTCTGGCCTAGCAGTTAAGACAGATAAGGCAACTTACTGGATTAAAGATAACAAGAGATATAAATTGATATCCAATAGGGCGGAAAAGAGTTGGTCTTTCCCAACAGTACTTGCCACAGAAAATGCGGTGTCTCAGATAAAACTAGTGGGCAAATTAGGATTCAGAGATGGGTCCTTGATAAAGAACATTGCGGATGGTAAAATATACTTAATCTCGCAAAACAAGCGCAGACATATAGTGGACCCAGATGTATTCGATAGGTATGGATTAAACAGATCTAATATAATCGAAGTAAGCGAGGCGGAAACAAATATGCATGAACAAGGAGAAGACCTGTGACATCAGTAGTAATTAAGCCAGTGTTGTTCCAAGAAGGAGCACCCTTAGACCCGAATGAATTAAATAAACTGTATGACAATATTAATCAGGTCTATCAGCTTGCTAATCAGATTCAAAACGCAACAGTTAACCAGGGACAAACGGTAAAACGTCTTCCCATTATTGATGCTGGACGTGTGCTTGTTGAGGGTGGGATGAAAGGGCAAGAACCTAAGCTAGTCGATGTTAACATCAACTCAAGCCTATTTTCTGAATTTTTAACATCTAAAGAAAACTATCCAATAATTACTGCAAGCGTAAGCGGCGGAGACGGAACTTCTAAAAAGCACATAGGAGTTACAGTCGTGCATTCAGCAAACCCTAAAATTTATTTATATGCAGATACAGCAGTCAAATTTGATTTCTATGTTAATTGGACTGCCGTAGCATTTAAGGCTTTGTAGCTTATTGACAACCCATACAAATATGTTACAATTTGTTTGTAACATCAAAGTCACGACCCCGTGACTTTTTTCATATAAGGATTTAAATGACAAATGATTTAAAATGGATGCTATCATCCGATCAGCAATTCCCATACCAAGACAATAAAATGATTGAACTTTGGTTCAAGGTTATGGAATGGTTCAAGCCAGATGTGGTGGACATTTTAGGAGACACCGACGACCAGGCATGCTATAGCAGGTTTACAGAAGGACGTTCGGCAGAATTTTTAAAAATGTATAAGGATAAACTTGGTAACGCAATTTGGCCAATTATGGAGCATGAGGCAAAACAAGCAAAAGAATTTTATAAAAGAAATCGTGAGGTAGCAGGAAAAGACGCAGACTTATTTACAGCCCTGGGAAATCACGACATAAGAATATTTAATTACTTGGACGCTAAGCTTCCTGAATTTATTCCTATTGCCACCCCCAATGCTTTGTGGGGTTTAGACGATTATGGATTTGATTACATATATTATAACGACTTGCCTAAAAAACGTTATGGGGATATTCATGTTCACCACGGGATTTCAATTGTTGAAACTGGATCGGTAAGAAAAGATGTTGGAGAACTCGGAGTATCGCTAATCCGTGGTCATTCGCACAGACTTGCATCTTATTTTGTTTCGTTTGAGCTAAGGAATAAGGGCAAGGGTGAAACAAATCGTGGATACGAAATCGGTCATATGTGTGATCCAAAGTCTGCGGGAATGAAATATATGCAGCATCACGATTGGCAAAAGGGATTTGCGGTGGCGCATATTGAGAATGGCAAATGGCCACACATTCAATTGATTGAGGTATCCCCAGACTACTCATGTGTTGTGGATGGGAAACTGATTAAGCTATGATGCAGTGTCAGCGTTGCGGTGGACGAGTATTTATTGATCGTGTATTTTCTCAAAAATTGCATATAGAGCTATTCTGTATTATGTGTGGTAGACGTTGGATGTTAAATAAGGATACGAATAAACTAGGAAAATGGCTGGAAAAAAGAGACGAGCAGTACAGAAAAAATTCTTATATTTCTTCCTAAACGGGAAGGTTCATAAGACTATTCGTACACACCGTGGCAAAGATGAATTAATTGCCTGGTGTTACTCTGACAAGAGGCGTGTGCTTTACGCATACTCTTTAATTGAAAAATACGCAGAGATGGCGTATAGCATTAAACAGGTTGGAGAAATTCTAAATAGGCATAAGGTTACTATTGAGAATTACATTTTAGACGGCAAAATTAAAGAGCCAGAAAAAATATATCCAATTAGTAATCCGCAGTCTAAATGGACTAAGTTTATGCTTAGCCAGAAAGATATAATAGATTTGCATGAATTTTTACTTGAGGGCGGGTATAGCCATACCCTTCCAAGTAAAACAGAATTACAGGGTATTCTCAAACACAATTTAATATTGTATACTAAGACTGGTGACGGCAAATTTGTTCCTGTATGGAAGGCGGAGTAATGCAAAAGGGCAAAGTGGTAATTTGTGATATTTGTAATAAAGAGATAGAGGTTCGTTGGGGCATATTTGCACACGACACACTGAGCAGACACAGAAAGGCGGAACATAAGTGACAGAGACAAAAGTAAAGGTAGATCTTTCTTTTACTAGAAATCTTGGTAATTATGAGAGCATAAAGATCGGCATAGGTGTTGAAGATAGCGTTAGAAGTGGAGAGACTGTTAGCGCCGCTACAGAAAGAGTATATAAATTTGTAGAAGATAAGTTGATAGAAAAGACTCGTGAAATAGAAGAGGAACTCAAGGGTGGCAAAACAGGACATTAAAGATGTTATAGAGAATAATACGAAGTCTGAACCGTATCGACTTGTTGGGGAGTTTGCCAGACTATATACTCAAAAGTACAATAAAAAGATTCGTATTAATCGATATAAATATAAGTGGGCCATGTTTGACATGATTGAAGATTATGGCGCAGCACGTGTCTATGAGGTAATGAGATATTACTTTGACCTAAATAATGGAAATCATACTATTGATTTCTTTGTATATAACTTTGACAGACTTGAGAAGTCAATGATAGAATTGCAGAAAGATCGGGAGCATCGGCAAAGGTTGCGGGAAGCTACAAAGAAAATGGTTGAAGGCGAAGAATGAATATAGAAGCAGTGGTAATCTCAGCGGTATGTAAAAATAAAGATATAAGCACTCTGCTTGCCGACAATGTTGACGAGCTATTTACTTCGCATAGAGATATTTGGGAAAGCCTAAAATCATATTATCATAAGTTTAAGGCTGTACCAGATGTGGGTATTTTAATGGAGCGCCATAAAGATTTTGAGCCAGCAGAAATTAAAGCTGAAACTGGATACTATTTAGACAGACTAAAAAATGATTTTATATCAAATAAGATTAAATCTATCATGTTGCGTAGTGGATCTTCTTTAAAAGAAGATGCCCCATCTAGAGTATTAGCGCAAATGCAAAGTGATTTAGCCAACTTATCTAGATACACAAACAATGTCCGAGACGTAGATATTGTTGATGTCGAATCTGCAGTAAGGCATTTTGAAGCGATTAAGGATAGGTCTGCAATCATGGGCGGAAGTCCAGGTATCCTTACAGGCTTTGACGCCATCGATAAAGCATACCCTACAGGCATGGCTCCAGGACATTTAATCGTTGCTATTGGTTGGCCAGGGCGTGGTAAAACATGGTTCACATCATATCTTGCATGCAAAGCATGGGAGCAAGGTTTTAGGCCAATGATTGTATCCCTAGAAATGTCACCAGAAAATATGCGTGACCGTATTTATACAATGCTTGGCTCTGGTATTTTTCGTGCTAGCGATTTATCTAGGGGTGTTGTAAATATTGATGACTTTCGATCATGGGGCAAAAAAAGATTTGATAACAAAAATAGCTTTGTCCTTGTTGCTAATGAAGGCATGGGTGAGATTACACCAGCCACAGTTCAGGGTAAGATTGATCAGCATAAACCAGACATAGTTATTCTTGACTATCATCAATTGTTTAATGATAATAAGAGAAGTCATTCTGAGGTTGAACGTAACCGCAATATTTCTCGTGAGTTTAAGCTGCTCGCCGTAACAAACAATATTCCGATTGTTGATATCACCGCTGCAACGGCAGACGACATATCGGACCAAGACGAACCGCCAATGATGAGTCAAGTTGCTTGGTCAAAGGCTATTGAGTATGATGCGGACATGGCTATGGCTATCCACAAATATCCAAATACAAATATGATTGAAGTGGTTAGTCGAAAGAATCGTCATGGACATGAGTTTGATTTTTACCTTGACTGGGATATTAATCGTGGTATCGTAAAAGAAATTTACGAGAATTTACCAAACATGAAAAATGACTCATCGTCAAATTAAAAGATTTCAAGTTAATGTAGAGTTCTTGGATGACTCAGACATCATAAGAATAAAACATCAATATGAAAGCCTGTTGACTCATCAGATGAGAGACAAGGGTTATGCAAGAATCCTTGACATAGACCCTGCTTTTTCGGTAGAATTTACAGGTGAGACATGGAAGTTCTTAATGACTCTTCATGGTATATATGTGGGAAAGAAGAAGGCATGGCAATTAGAGGGCATAACACAAGGGAAGCAAGTTCTACGAAATATGCGCCAGACCATATCAAGTCTGTAATAAAATCAATTGGTATTAACGTTGCTGGCGAAACAAACTCAGAGATAGCTTTCTATTGCCCATTTCATAATAATACCCACAGCCCTAGCTGTAGCATAAGCAAAGAAACTGGAGCATGGCTGTGCTTTAATCCAGCATGCGGAGAATCTGGAACTATTGTAGATTTAATTAAAAAGGTTTTACACAAAAATGACTTTGAGGCAATAAGGTTAGTTGCTTCTAAAGAAAATGAAATACTGGACAACTTTGATCAAGCG